GTAAAACCCCTGCTTCTTTTTCAAACATAAATAGGAATATATTACTAATGGTAGAATCAGCAACTACGAAACCTAAAGCAGAACCGGTTTCACTAGCGAGTCTTATGACTCCAAGCAAGACAGTATCTATAGAGTTTCCTGGGCACGATGGTTTATCAGTATCCATCTGTTATTTAGCAAGAGAAGAATTGCTAAAACTAAGGAAGAGATGTTTAACTACAAAATTTAATCGAAAGACTCATCAGCCAGAAGAGTCTTTGGATGAAGACAAGTTCCTAGTGGAGTATACTAAAGCAGTAATTAAAGGATGGGACGGATTGAAATTTACATACTTAGAAGAGTTTCTTTTGGTGGATATTTCAGACTATGATCCTAACGATATGTTGCCTTATACACACGACAACGCAATGCTACTCATGAAAAATTCAAATGATTTTGATACATGGGTAACAGATGTAGTGGGTGACCTTGAAAATTTTACTGGGAACAAGTAGAGCAAATTCAGGGTCTATTTGTTCGGTACATAAATCAAACTAATGCTGCTATTGACATAGAAAAGTATTACAGGATTTGTGAACAGTTAGGAGAAGAGCCTGATCCACAAAAGATGCCGCTATCTCAATCGGAGTTTCCGATCGAGGTTCAAGTGGCATTTTTTGTGTTTGACCTTTTATCAGATGTTTGGGAAGGAATGTCAGGTACTTATATGGGTAAAGATTGGGGGCATTGTACTCAATTATTCGATATATGGGAAGTAGAAGATCAAAAAACAACTATGTACTTTATGAAAATGTACGAAAGAACACTAGTTAATTATAGAGCAGACAGGGCAGACGAAAAAAGAGAAGCAGAAAAACGTAGAAAAAAATCCGGCGGTGATGGTAAACACTACACCCATAATATACAAGGATAATGGCTAAAAGTAAAAATACAATTAATGTCGATGTCAATGTAAATGGCAGAGGCACTAAAAAGACTACCCTACAGATGAAAAATCTAGGGGAGCAGACTAATAAAGCCTCTAAAAGTACGGGTGACTTTAACCGCAATATGAAGGGTGCTAGTAAGCAGTCTTCTGGCGCGTCTAAAAACTTCTCAAAAATGTCACAAGGCATGGGCGGGATCGTAGGAGCTTATGCTACGTTAGCGGCTAATATCTTTGCGATCGGCGCAGCCTTTCGATTTTTAGAAAGCGCAGGCGACCTTCAAAAACTTAAAGAAGGTCAAATACTTTATGCTTCTGCTACAGGTGTTGCCCTCAAGTCCCTTACTAATGATATTATAGCTGCTACTGACGCTCAAATTACTTTTACAAACGCTTCACAAGCAGCGGCCATTGGTAAAGCAGCAGGTTTAACTAATGATCAATTAGTTAGACTTGGCAAAGGTGCAAAAGATGTGTCTATCATACTAGGTAGAGATGTTACAGATTCTTTCAATCGTCTCGTTCGAGGCGTAACAAAAGCAGAACCAGAACTATTAGACGAATTGGGTATTATCCTTAGGCTAGCCGATGCTTCTGAAAAATATGGTGCTTCGATTGGTAAAAGCGCCCAAGACTTAACACAGTTCGAGAAATCTCAAGCAGTTACTTTAGAAGTATTAGAGCAGGTAGAAAGTAAATATGGACGTGTAATGGCAGTTATGGCGCCCTCTGGTAATCAATTTACTAAATTAGGAAAATCCTTTGATGATATTGTTAATAAAATAAAAGAATTTGCTGCTGCAGTAGCGACTCCAATAGCGGGAGTATTGACTAAACAACCCATGCTAATTATAGGTATACTAGTAGCATTAGGAAATACTCTTGTAAAAACAGGATTACAAAGTTGGACAAAAAATGCGGGAGATGCTGCTCAAGCATATGCAGGTGACTTAATAAAGGCTAGATTAGAGTTAGAGAAGCTACAAACAGCTCAGGCTCGAAGAGCCCAAATAGCTATAAGTGCAAAAGGCAGATTGCAGGACTTAGCAACAGGTGAAAACGCTATTTCAAGTAAGGGTAAGATTGCGGGCCCTGCATTTGTAGCCGCGGCCGCAGGCAAAGAGTTAAACGATAAGCAGATCGCCTCTATGAAAGGCGTAATAGATCGTTCTAAAACTTTAACAGATGCCGTTAAGGCTCAATGGCATACAGCATTAAATGACGTACAATCGAAAACAAAAGCTGCAACTAAAAATATACAATATTACTTTCAACAAACCATAGGCTACATTGCTGTTCAACGTAAAAAGTTAGCAGTAGGTTGGGCAGCTACTATGGAAAAAATGAAGTCTGTAACAGCTGGATTTGGTATGGTTGTTACTAAACTATTGGGTTGGGTTTCTATGCTTTCTATACTATATACTATGGGTAAAGCTGCGATAGCGTGGGGTAAGGGACTTAGTAAAGCTTCAACGGCACTCGATAGTACTATATCACCAATGGATCTAGCTACTGAAAAAGTAAAAGGTTTAAACGAAGAATTTTCAAAATTTAACGCCGTACAAGAAATAATAACTGAGGATGGGGCTGGGTTTCTTCAATTTTTTGAAGCCTTGGGAAATAAAGTAGGACAGTTATCTATTAGTATGCAAAAAATATTATTCGATCAGGCAGCAGAAGGTATGAAAGGCTTTTTAGCTATGAGTGTTGCGGAATTTAATGCTGTACAAGATACAATAGCTATGAAGGCCTCAAAAGGCAATTGGATGGATATGTTACCTGGAGGAGGCAAAGCAGGTGGTATGGTTCTTTCGGAAATAAATGATGAAATTACTCGTTTGGAGGGTGTACTACGTGGAATGGCAGAAGGGATACCAGCACCTTGGGCGGATTGGAGCGCCACTTGGATTGGACTTACAAAGCTGCCTTTTGAAACAATAAATTTTGGGGATGCAAAATGGCAAATTGTAATGGACGAACTAACGGTTAAAGTAGATAAGTACAAGGCGGGGGTGGAAGAAGCCAATCAGGCGACTCTGGCTTTTCAAGGGGATCTAATGGCGTATATGAAGATTTCTGGTAATGAAGGGCTTGAGGAATTTGCTGAATTTCTTGAAGGAATGAGAGAGTCTGCCGACATCGCTGCGTCAGCTTTTAAAGGAGATGCTACAAATGCAATTACAGAGTATGTAGATGTTCTTAATGAATTAGACTCAATGGGTGGAAAAGACATAGGTACTCCAGCTTGGCATGTTCTTATAGAAAATATATTCGCAGCACAGGTTGCGGCACAAGAGTATGGAGCTATAATAACTTCAGTAAGAAGATTACAAAAAGATAATTCACAAGAATCATCAAAACTTTTACAAGATGTTCAGAAAAGAAGTACTGAAGGTCGTATGGTGGATAATCTACAGCAAGAATTAGATTTAAGACAAAAATTAGCTTCCGAAGGTCTTATAGCCCCCGCAGGAATGGGCCCAGAAGAAACGAAGGCTTTTAATATAAGAACAACACGTATTAATCTAGAGTTGACATTATTCAAAAGAATAGATAAAGCAAAAAGAGACGCTGAAAAGAGAACTAAAGCGACTGCAATTGTTGAAAGAAAACAACTATTAGGGGCTACAAAATTAGTTGCTACTAGAATTAAGCTACAAATGCAGCAAATGAAACTTGACGATAAAGTAGTAAAGGTTAATGACGAAATACTACAGATAAAAGAAAAAATAATGTTGAATCAAGGAGAGGTAGAACCTCAACAGGTTGCAATGCTTGAAAACCTTGTATTAGAAGAAGAATCTTTACGGTTACAAAATGACCTACTAAAAAGAAAACTTGATTATACAATGCAAATAAAAGATGCTGCAGCCCAAGCATTTGAATCAGGGCTGCAGAAAACTTTTTCTCAATTTATTAAAGGAGAGGAAAGCAGTCTTAGAGAAGGTATGTTAAAACTTGCTCAAGGGGTATTAGGCGCTATAGCAGACACTTTATCAAAACAGATGACTGAAGCAGTAATGGGCGTATTTGGAATCAAAACAGAAGCACAAATAATGAAAGAAGGTATGATAGAGGCCGCGGAAGTACATACTAGTATGTTAATTGCGGGAATCCAAGAAGAGTATGCCAGACAACAAGCTAATCTACCCCAATTTATGCCTGGGGGCCAAACTCCAGATTTAAGAGATGCTGGCTTTGTTAATCCTGGTCAGGATGCCTATATGCCTGGCGCTTTATGGAATCCGGATACCAAAGCGGTTGATACTGTGAAGAAAGATACTACACTATCCGTGCTTACTGAGATTCAACGTAATGCAGTCCTTGCACATACGGACGCAAAATTCGCCGCACAGGAGTTTGTACAGAGATTAAATACTCCAATATTGGCAGAGGTTACAAATTGGCCTGGTCAGCAACCAACTGATAAGTTTAAATCATATGATAGACCAGACAACGACAGACCTTTGTGGATGGAACCTGAAATTCCAAGCGTAATGCAAGAGCGGCCCGCGAATTCAGTAATTGGGGCTGCACAGAAGTCGTCATCTCCCTCTCTCAATACCTCTGAAATAGCTCTAGTACCTAATCCTGCGTTTTTAGAGGGATTAACTGGACTCTTTGGCGAGGGTAATCCCTTCACAAAAGGGTTGGGGGGTTTATTTGGAAGTATATTTGACTCAATGGGAGGCGCAGGAAGTATAATAAACTTACTTACTGCAGCAGATGGTGGAGTACTCAAAGGAGGCTTCCGTAAGTATGCAAATGGCGGAATTGCTACTAGTCCGACTCTTGGTTTAGTGGGAGAGGGTAAACACAATGAAGCTATTGTACCACTACCAAATGGCAGATCCATTCCCGTAGATATGAAAAGTAGTGCACAAACTAATAATATAACTGTAAACGTATCCGCAGAAGGGCAAACCCAAGTGGAAGGCGGAGATTCAGAAGGTCTAGGCAAGGCGATAGCAAGAGCTGTCCAATCTGAACTACAAAATCAAAAACGGTCAGGCGGCATTCTTAGTCCGTATGGAGTAGCATAATGACAGTAGGTTTTACTATACCAGCAGCAGAAAGTTATGTTTCTGCAGACACTGCGATTACTCCTGATAAGGGTATGGCAAGAAAAGGATCCTCTAGAGTACGAACAGCAAAATTCGGGGATGGATACGAACAAAGAATTGTGGACGGTATTAATAACGTAGAAGAAAGTTATAGTGTCAATTTTAACAACAGAGCTAAAGCTGTAATAGATGACATAGTAGCTTTTTTAGAGTCAAGAAAAGGCGCATCTTTTAATTTTACTATTCCTGATAGTAACGCAGGAAGCGGGGAAACCACAATTAAGGTAGTATGCAAGGACTATAGTTTAAGTTATGATAATGGAGTTGTTTGTAGTTGTTCAACCACACTTAGAAGAGTTTATGAAGCATGACAGAATTAATAGAGCTGGTACAGAAACACGATCCTGGCAGTGAGCTAATATCGTTATTTGAGTTAACTTTTAATAGTACGACTTTATACTTCCATCCTGGGTTAGATGAAAGTTTAAATGAGTTATATTTTGAAGATGCAGTTTCTCCTTTTAAAATTAGAGAATATCAAGCTTTCCCAGTAGAAATGACTGGCGTGGAATATAATGCTGACGGAGCCACTAATAGACCTACTCTTACTATAGCCAACGTTACCACTGCATTTAGTAATTTATTGGGGGGCTTATCTAATAAAGATCTAATAGGGGCAACTGTCGTTGTTAGACAAACTTTAAATAAATATTTAGAAAGTGAAACTACTTATAACAATGGGGGCGCAGGCCTTGGTAATGGAACCACCCCTATAGAATTCCCAAAAAAGAAATTCATTTTAGACAGAATATCAGGAGAAAGTAATTTAGCGATTACTTTTGAAGTTAGTTCTCCTTATGATTTACAGGGGATACAAATACCTAATAGACAAGTTATAGGCAAATACTGTAGTTGGGTATATCAAGGTAATGCTAATGGAAAAGGCGGGGGCTGTACTTGGAAATCCGACAGTACTATAGAGTATCCTAATGCAGATGGGGCAATGATCTCTCATAAAGCTTACTATGATATAGATGATAATCCTATAGTTAATAATAATGCAGGTCAATCTCAATTATCAGCTACTATATCTGCGGGCTGGTCAGATGCAAAAGGTTATATAGCTTATGATAATTCTGTTGCTATGGTTAAAGATTCTCTTTATGAGCATAGTAATAGTGTTTGGAAAGCTTTATTAGTACAAACAACTACAGGAGCGAATCAAATAGCTCCACAACCTAACTCTACTTACTGGAAGAGAGCTGAAGTATGTGGTAAAAAACTATCTTCTTGTAAGTGTAGATTTCAATTTACTCCCCAGGCTAAAGCTACGAC